TAGGTGCAATGAGCCGGCCGCAATAGCCTGTGACAGCTGATACATAGCTGTAGAAGCTTGATCAGCGCTCGAACCTGACATAGCCGCAAGGTTGGCAATACCCTTAATCGATTGTACTGATGTATCAAGGTCAACGCCGGCGGCAGTGAATGTACCAATATTCTTAGCCATCTGACCGAAGTTGTAAATGGTCTTGTCGGAATATGTATTCAACAAGTTAAGTGCATCAGTTACTTGAGTTAATGTAGTGCCCTTGCTAGCTGTGTTAGCTAAAATAGTTTGAATAGAATTGGCATTCGTTTCGAATTCTTGAAAACCATCGAAAATAGGCCCAAAAGTAAATGATTTAACAAACTGAAGCCCAGACTGAACGATACGACTTGTGATGTTAGAAAGCGTAGTGATGGCAATGGTACTTAGAGCGATGAAACCTTTGCTAACATTCTCAATACCATCAGATATAGTGTGAAAACTAACTTTATTAGCAGCTTCACTAACGTCAGTAAGGCCTTTGGTAGCCCCAGTGAACTTTAGAGCTTTATCCAGCTGACCTAGGCTGGCAAGTGTGGTGCTAAGCTTCTTTTCGAACGCAGCATTATCGAATTCCATCCTTACGATTCGATCTTCTACGCTAGCCATTTGTCACCTGCCTCCATACATCATCTAGGATCTGCTGGAATAGAGGACGAATCACTGGGTTAATGTAATCAATTCCTTCTACAAAGCCACCTGTTCCTGTACCGTGGCCATATTGAAGGATAATCGCAATATTGACACCGTCTTCTACATGATCATTAGAGAAATTAATAGCATGCCTGCCCTTGTTATGCGTAACTGAATATGACCAAGATTGGGCAGTTTCACCAGTCTCTCTAGGAGTTGCGCTGGATAAGAGATCGACTCCAATACGTCCGTAATGATCGAGAACATTAAAAATCTTATTAGATTTCAGAAATTCTAAGAACTTAGTTGTCTTTTCAAATGAACCGGAAGAAGTTGCAGATATCATAGACACCTTCTATCAACCGGGCACCCATCGTGAAAATAAGTACAAGCCCAGCGCCATTATCAACGCTGTAAATATCATTAGTAAACCCAATACGATGAAAAACACTAAGTCATTTTTCAACTATTACTCCGGTGGGCCAGTAATGTATCGTCCCTTTGGTGTTTGAGTCCATTCAAGAATGGGAATCTCATCAAAATCTTTAGCAGAGAAAGAAGAAACATTATCCCAGCCATTATAAGTCATTCCCATATATGCCATAACGTCTACTTGCCCCTTGCCACCTGATGCAATCTTATACCCACCATACAGAAGCCATATAAACGGCTCATTTTCTCGTCTAATCCAAAGACCCTTCACACCATCATCCTCCTGTGGTGGCGAACCTTCGCCATAGTTCGAATAATCTAGATCAATCGCAAGTGCAGCTCTACTCGACCACGGCGCATTATATGAGAGCGGTAGACGTTGTACTCTAGGTGGCGTCGCCTCAATTGTGCCACCATAACCGTCACTTACTGCGATATGACCATCAGCGCCCCAACCCCTATATGGGTCCTCTGGCTTGAAAATAAGAGCGCCAACAATGTTCTGTGCAGCCCAATAAGGAATTTCCAATCCAGCATCAACCGATTGCCGGAAAATCGTAGTGCTCACATAAGCACCAAGTTCGTAGCCTTGACATACCTCAAATCCTGCTGCAACCAGACCAGAACAGTCTTTGTGACCACTATTAGGATCGGTACGACCAGGCGCAATAGAATATGGTTGCCCCTCAAAGCGACAACAAGCGTTATAGAATTCTCGTCCTGACGCCATTATCGGGCCTCCGGATCTTCAGGCTGATCATCGGGCTGAGGCGGTTCATCTGGCTCGGGTGGAACTTGATACCCATCAGGCGGAGGAGGCTTGCCTGGCGTGTCCTCATCAAAATTGCGTTCCATTTGACCTCCCTTAAAGGATCTTTAAGATCCAATTCAAGATGATTGACGGCTGAACATTTCCTGAGTTTCCATCTCCATTAGCTCCGGTTGCTCCTACACCACCAGGAGAGTTTGCTGCATATTCAGTAGTTTGAATAATGCCTGGAGAAAAATCTCCTCCCCCCGCTAAGCCAATAATAGATGGTCCTGAGGGAGAAAGAGCTTGAAGACCAAAAGGTCCTGGAGCGTGAAGGTGGTTTGCGCCGGAGTGAGTGTGTGTTTGATAACTTTGATGCCCACCAACTGCGCCCATCACTGCGCCATTAAATTTTGCATATCCATCAGTAATTCGATTAGCTCGAGAACCACCCATATCATCTTTACCAATTGGAATACGACCACGTAAATCAGGAATAATCAAGTTTGAGCCGGATTTCCATACGGGATCACTATTAATCCATAATGATGGATATAAAGTTTGAGCATTGACAATAGTCTGACCATACATAAGCACGTGATTCATAGGTGCTACTGTACCAAGCCATGGGAAACATGCACCAGCAGGCGCACCAATATTAATCGGCAACCAAGAAGATCCAGTCCACACAAACTCGGCATCCGAATCCGTTTCGTAAATTTTAACGCCTTCGTCGTCAACAGTCATTGCTGGACGAGTAGTACTACTACAGATAATCTTCTCTTGAAGACGCCATCTTGTACCAATCCAAAGACGAATAAGTTTAGTATCCGTTTCATAAATGGCTTTACCAGCTTCTCCAGCAGTCAAAGAAGGACGAGTAGTGCTTGTACACACAATAAATGAGGCTCCAGCAGGACCAATAGGCCCAATAACACTTCCAGCATTGATGTTGGTTCCATCTTTAGTAACGAGAATAAGATCACCACCAACTACATTACCGGCGATAATTGTGGCGTTTTCCATCTCAATCATTCGATCAGCAGTTAACCCAGTTACAGTAGCCATATCATACGTCCTCCTCATTCTTATCGCTACTACTAATCTCATATGTATCTGCATCCAAATATACTGCAGTATCAGAAGTAATTTCAAAAGTAGTAGCATCAAGCATGGTAATAATGCCTTCTGCATTCGACTCAGCGGTCCATGTCCCATCTGGATATTCAGTGATGATAAGACGATCCCATTTGCGAATAAACGTAGCAAGACCCTTCAAAGGCGGAAGACGTGGATCACTGTCTTCACTACCATAAAGAATGTCCTCAAGATCCTTGAGTAGATTAGGATCCATTTCACGACTATTAAAAATAATGTGTGCAGTAGGCCGATAAAACTCTACCTCTTCTGGAACAGACGTAAGCGACCATTCAAACTCAATGGGTTCAATATCTTCACTAAAAGTATTGTAAGCCCTTTGAGAAGGGACTGCAGTTAGATTATATACGACATGAATCTTATAACCACTTTCAATTCCATTGATGTCGTCTCCAATTTCTGTCTGATATGATAAACCAAACCTACCTTGAGGCTGATTCATAACGTAGAAACCGGTCTGGTCCTTGAATGTTCCTTCATATGGTAAAAACTCATCTGGATAAGTAAAAGCACGTAAAACAGCACTAAAATCGCCAACAGTCACAATGTCGTTGAACTTAACGCCATCGAAATAAACTGCTTCTACTTGTGTAGAAACGTCTTCTTCGACAGCAGTCAACCCATTCCATACAACACCGAAACCATCGTCCTTATAAAGAACACCTTTACTAACACCAGTCTCATATAAGCGGTCGCCTATTTGGTCCCAAACAAGTGCGGGCATTTAACCTCCAATCAACCGCTTGTGTTATATTGTGCTCTTCGTATTGCGTTCAGTTCACGATTTCTGCTGGCAATCTCGTGACGAGACATCTTCTTTGGTTTCGAATTCTTGATGTTGCAAACACGAATTAAAGCAAAAAGTCTGTTCAAATGCCAATATTCGCATTCAAAAGGAATCGTAAATGCAACCATCCAATAGTAAATCAACTCAGAAGTGATGACTTCGCCTACTCCTTTGAGCTGTGGCATAGAACCAAAAGTAGTTGCCGACTCTGATGATTCGATGTAATCATTAATTTGGACCATGTTCTCCTCAGAGAGTCTGAATAAAATGTCAGAGGGATGAATTGGAGAGATAATCATAGCCTCGATGTAGTAAAGAGTTTCTTGCGCAGTTTTCTTCTCATTAGATAAGAAAGGCTTTTTGAATTTCGACTCCCATTTTGACAGTGAAACTAAAGAATGCTCCATCTCTAAATCAATGTCGCCAACAGTTTCAAAAGTCTCTGTCTTTTCATTGAAATACTCTTCGCCTAGAATAGTAAGTTTGAGCATTCTAAATCCTCCCAGTATTTAAGGAGTCTCAGGGAACATGGCAATTACATCGTCCGGCAAAGGCAAGTTCGCTACGCCAGTTGTTGCATTGCCATACAACTCGGTTTCAAGTAACCCAAGAGCAGTCGGATCGACCACTGTTGAATCAACAACAATCAGAGAAGTAGGCCTAAACCCAGTCACAGGAACAGGGGTTGTAGAGATAGTCCAACTAAAAGCGATAGGCGCAGGGGTATCGTTAATGGTGGTATAAGCCTTCTCAGATGGGCTTGCTTGACACCCATAAACAAGGTGAAGCTTATAACCATGATCTTCGCCTTCAAGGTCGTTACCAAGACGAGATCTGTAAGATAGTCCAAACACCTTTCTAGTTTGCTGACCAATAACAACACCAGGGCTAGGAACACCAAGACCGTCGAACTGACAAAATTCGTCAGGATAGGTAAAGGCTTCAAGGGTGGCGCCAAATTCCTCGATGGAGATGAGGTTCAGGTACTTGATATTGTCGGCCCACTGAGGATTAGAATCGGCTCCAGTAGGGCTTTCTGTAAAAGCTGTAAGACCATTCCATGCAACTCCAGTAGCATAAACTCCACTAACATCCGGAATGTAAAGAACGCCGTGATCTACACCAGTTTCGTAAAGACGTTCTCCTACCTGATCCCAAACAAGTGCGGGCATTTGTCTTCCTCCTAGAAGAAAAGTTTGAAAACGTCATGATTGAGGTTTTCAGTTGTATAAAACCGATCGTATATACATAAAGGCAACTCAGCAACTTTATCTGGAATAACGCTATCTGGATCTCTGTCAATGACAATTACTTGATAGCGTTTTCTAAGCGAATATGGCTTATCGTCCGCAAACCTCGTCAATTCAAAGTCTCTTCTATAAACGATGCACGGATATTCCATGCTAACAGTAGGTGGAGGCTGAAAATATACTTGATCGGTTCCAAGAATTTGGATTAGAAGATCCTGAAGCTCAAGGCGTTGGCCCATTGTAAACACCTCCAAGACTTAAGATGAGACGAGGGCTCTTGACTTCCACACTTGTGACAGTCCACAGAACCCCCGACCATCGTATGTATTTAATCTTAAAGAAGTGCGCAATGGCAAAGTCATCAGCGACGATACTGATTGAGTTATTAACAGTAATATCATCATTAATGCTTTCACCAGTATCTAATTTCCTTGTGTTTCGAATGACATCGCCATAATATGAAGCTTCAGTTATCTCATCAATCCACACACCAGAGTTAGATGGACTTTCAATGGATTCGCCGTATCCAACTTGTCCAAAGAATCTTGCCATCTTAACTCCCTTTAGAATCAGGACTCGTTAGTAAATGACCAACTGTCTTCTTCACTAGTGGAGAAGTAGTATCCAGACGCAGGAGTAGCATTAACAACCAGAGTCTGACCAGAGGCGACTACATGTGCACCAGCGGTCAAAGTGGTTCCAGCTCCGTCCTTGTAAACGACTCCGGTAACTGTAGGAACAGTAACGGTAGAACCATCAAATGTAGGCTCTGTCGGGACAACCAACACGTCTGCGCCTGCAACCTTTCGAACCACAAGCGCTGACTTCAGCTTAACAAGAGAGCCACACATACGAGTTTCGATAAGATACTTGTACTGGTTGTAGTCAATGTCGAAGTCGTCGAACAAACTGACTTGACCGCCAGCCGATGCGCCCATAACATAGTCGATTGGGTTAACAATAACCGCTACGATGTTGGGCTCTTCTTCCATAACTTCGACAGCGACAATCTCAGAAAGACGAAGCTCAGCAGCCAACTCGTCCAAAGACTTATAAATACGACGGCCAACTTGGTCCTTCAGCAACATAAATCGAGAAATAATTGTCTCAGTGGTGTACATCGTCGGAAGTCCACTGCCCTTGTAATACTTTCGGTTCAAGATAATGGCGTCAACAATTTCAGCAACAGAAGAGTTTGTATCATCGATATTAACGTTGATCGTCGTGGTATAAAGCTCATGGTCCTTAGCAATTGGACGAATATTCTGCTCGTTGATCTTGTCCTCATTGGAAACATCTCTACCATCACCAATAAGAACGGCTCGAGCAATTTCTTCGTCGAGCATAAGACGCATTTCCTGCTTCAGCCAAGCAACAACATCGAAGTCGGTGATGTCGACAATGTCATCACGATCAAGCTTCTGCTTCTTGTAGATAGTAGTCGGAGTAGTAATACGCCGAGCAACACCAAAGAATTCTTCCTTCTTCAAATTACCTGTAATATAACCTTTGGCACGAGCCTCTTCGACAGTGATGTCAGCAGAAATAGTCTTGATCCGACTAAACGGACTCTTACGAGTTGAGCCAATCAGTTTACTAACCCATTCTGTCCGGCGCTGAAGAAATTCAGGAGTACCGGTAACATTCTGGGCGTCTGGAAATAGAACATCAATGTCATTGATACCGTGAGCTAGAGCATATGATTCAACGGCATCCTTAAGGGAACCCATTCTAGTAGCATCAGCCACAATACCTTGAATATCAGCGTGAGAGAGAGAATGAGAAAGAACTGGAGATGTTTCCTTCTCATCCTTCTCGAAAACGTTTCGGCTCATGTCGTTACCTTCCTGATCGTCAATACCACTTTGCTGAACGCTTCCTCCGGCAGAATCAAGTGCCTGGCCGAGCATGTAATGAAGAACATTCTTCTGCTGATCAGTCATAGAGTCATAAACATCTTGAATGGTCAAATCATCTGCATGTGCAAGCTCGTCCAAAGTCTCATCCATTGTACCGTCCTCTGTGATGTCATCTTTATGAGCGAGTTCAAGCTTCTTCTCTTCTGAATTGTTCTGAACTTCGCCCTTAAATTCAACATCAATCTCAGAATCTGTATAAATAATTACTTCGTCATCCAAAGTAGTCTCATCACCATCAGAGTGACGAATAGTAACGTTTTCAATAACAGCACCAGGATTAGCGCCAGACAATACAAGACTCACTTCACGAATGGCTCCATGAAGAACTCGACCAGATCGTTCTACGAGTTCATTGGCCCAAATAGACAGATGCTTAATGTCCTTGTGCTCAAGAAGTCCTGCTGTGTGTACTGCCTTAGGAGACTTGTTGAAGAAACCATAACAATACACACCGTCTTCACGATTCTCAAGAACTGCATGACCGAGAACATTCTCAGGATCAGTATGACCATGCTGCCAAACAAGAGGAACTTGCATGTTGTCTTGATGCCTAAACGCACCTGGCATAATTGTTCGACCATCAGAGCATTTCAGCCCTGCCTTAGTTGCGTAACCGCTGAAGTCCGCTTCCATTTTGACCGTTCCTTTCTAAAGTGTTAGACCCTGGAACTGTGACTGCTTCGGCCGGCTGAGGCATGTTGCTGTTAACAAGTTTATCCGCTTTCGGATCGCTTGATGGTGGAATACCCATGTACGATCTAATCTCGTTTGATGTGAGGATTTCGTTACGAGTAAACTTATCAGCAATCTCAGCGATTTCCTTAACCGGCACAAGCTTAAATGGGTCACGGAAGTACTTAATCTTTTCATTACTGAGAGTCTTTACAGGCCCAAGGAACGCTCTTTGCATTGATTCGGTAATAGCGTCGATAACAGGTTCGACGGTACGATTGTAATAATTAAGCATTGCCTCTTCTTGGGCAGTACCATTCATTACTTCTTCGGTAAGACCAAGTTGGTTATACAATAGTGAGGTAAGATACTCGACTTGCTTGAGGAGGTTGTTCTCGGTAGGACGGTTAAGCTGAGTAATCTTCTCAGTACCATCAATGTAGGCAATTCCGTACTGACTTCCCCTCAATTGAAATTCAATGTCTTTTCTACGAGCTACTGCTTGCTCACGTCTAGCCTCGGATTTGATAACATATGGCAACTGAATGATTATGTCTAGCTTTCCAGAACTTACTTGCTCGTCGACTGCATCTAAAAGGCTAAGTTTTCTAATCAATCGTTGAAGAGTCGAGTTTGGCTCGTTCATAACTGCATAAAGTGGGTTTTCAACAATAGCAACAAACCGCTTTTCTAACGTGATCTCTTCTCTTATGCCTTTGTTTTCGTTATAAACACTAAGCCTAACATGTCTTGGATACCAAGTAACAATCTCTCCAACTCTCATTGTAAAGATATCGAATATTTCATTAGTTTGTGGATCCATTGAAGTATCAACAGGAACAATCGCCGCACAACCCTTATCAAAAAGCGTCATCGCAATGTCTTGTCTAAAAGCTCTAGGAGATTGATCAAGATTTGGCTCTAGTGTAAGACAACTATTAAGAGAACTATCTATATCATCTACATAACGATTATCTTTATCTACTTTTGTATGTTTAATGACAAGGTCGGAAACATCAATCGCAATTCTTGTATAAACCGAGGAGACGATCGAACGTTCGCTATAAACAAAAGGCCTAGACTTAGACGGAGGCCTTCCACCATAAGAATAACTTGTAGAATAATTAACATTTCCTAACTCATCTATAGGGTTACGAAAGGCGTTCCAAGCTTTTCTTACTCGATCTAGAATCGGCAAAATAAATCACCCCCCTGCTACACGACTTTGAAGACCAACTCGAATAAGGGCTAGCCCTCCGACCGCAGCAAGCATAAGAGCCGCTTCTTTTCTATTCTTTGCTTCGTTAGATTTACTAATTTCAGCAACACGCTTTTCTTTTGCTTTATTTAAAATTTTTCTTGCTTCACGACTACCTAAATTTACCTTGTCTTGTTTAAATTGAGATTTAGCCTTTTTAAACTCTGCTTTATTTTTTCCACTCTTAATGTTTTGCCTAGCCTTTGTAACTTCTTTAAATTGCTTTTCACGATCTCTTTGTCTAGAGGCTCTGTTTAAAGCCCTGTTTTGAGCTCGTCTTTGCCCCCACTTCATTCCTGCAACGCCAAAATGTTCTAAAAAATAGTCCTCGCCAATGATGACTTTTTCTAGATCTTCATCGATCATTCAAAAGCCTCCTTATTTGCTTTATAGGCAACGTAAGCATCCATCATGGCAGAAACATTGTCGATCTTTTCGTCAGCTCTCTTTTTAAGAAGCTTACGGTTACCATTAGTATCTTCTAAGGTAACTGCATTGCCCATAGCAAACGACATTAATTCTTGGTCAAAAATGAGCTTTCTTTCTTCTGACAAAATCTTCAATTCACCAAGTGGAACTGATTCTGTTCTTGCACCTTGGATCACTTTCTCAATTCCAAACGGCCCGTTCTCAACTTCCCATCGAGTAACAAATTCTTTCGCATTATATGGGTCAAAACCAAGACAACGAACGTCGTATTCGGATCTTTCAATAAATGCATCGAGATCATCATAAACTTCCATCATGTCCAAGACAGTTCCTTCTAAAACATGAAGACTTCCTTCTCTAATGAACTCTTCATACTTATGACGCATAGCACCAGGAAGTTTCATCAATGTCAAATCAGTAATGTAGCTTCTAGTTTTGATCCCAAAAGAGAAATTCTGAAATGGAAACATAAAAGTAAATGCACAGAAGTCATCGCCTTGTGAAAGGTCTGCTCCAAGCGAACAAGGCATTCCCCAAAACTCTCTTGTTGGATGAGGAAGAGTCTCTTCGTATGTGAAGAAGTATGTATAACCTTCCATTGGGATACCAAACCGCTTTGCAAGGATGTCATTTCTTGATGCGGGAGCTTTTTCAGCTCTTTCAACATCCAAATGATATACGTCATAAGTAACTGTCTTACCTAAATTCGGATTTGCCTTCAACCAAGTAGATGGATCTGAAACTTCTTCGAGTTCATCCAACTTATAGTGCCAAATCGAAATGTGTGGCGCTTGATACTCACCCCTAAGAATGCTAGCAAGTTCCATTTTGATTGTGTCTCCGGAACCGTTTCTAACAGTCCCTTCAGAACTAATAGCAACAATCAAATAGTCTTCCATCTTCGAGGCGCCCTGCTCAATTGCGCCAATCACATCTTCTCTAATGTCTCCAGACAGCCATTCATCGATTGTAGATACCTTTGGACGAAGTCCTTGAAGCTTATTAATGGTCATCGGCCTGATCTCTAACAAAGAACCTGTGAGAAAGTTCTCAATCCCCTTCTTCGTCGAGGCAAGCTTTACTCTTTGAGCCCTTGAACCGGTGGTGTTCTGCAAGGAACCTTCTGTTAGAAACTTGAAGAGAGGTCCTCTCGCTCTAGTAATGGCAGTACGAAAAGGAGACATAACCTCTTCGGCTTGTTTCATAGTTGGGCCCGTTGTGATCTGGTGTGTAGTTGCGGTATCCACATTAAGAAAGTAGGCTTGGATACAAAAGGCATACATTGACTTAGCTGCGCCTCTTGCAACAATGAGGTATTGCTTAGTGGTCAAGCGCTTCTTGATGAGCTTCTTAACATAATGCCCACCTGATCCATTTGTGCTTGGCTCGTATACACTTCTCTCTACAAAGAAATACCAGCCAAAAACTTGCTCGGCCCAAAGTTTGAACGTATCCAAAAGATGTAGATCACTACCATCAGTAAGAGTAAGTTCAAACTCACAATATTGAATGAAACCATTAATAGCTGCATCATCATAATAAAAATTTGGGTTAGCAATAAGTTCATCAATACGATTCATCTCTAAAGAAATTTCTTCATTAACTGGAATTTCTCCAGCAAGAACCGAATCCCGAAATTCTCCATAATAATAAGGAGTTGCAGTATTTGATAAAGCCATACAGCACCTCCTTTATACTATTTACCGCGTTTAGTAACCATGGAAGCCGCTTCTTCACCGAACTTCTTTTTCACAGCTTGTTTAACTGCAAATAGAAGCGCACCAGTTAGAACAGTTGTTGCTACTTTCTTTCCGGAATTACCTAAAATTTCAGAAGCAACTTTTGAGCCTTTAGAAACATCACGACGATTAAGTTCGTTATACTTCTTTTCCATCTCCATTCGCTTGATTCTTGCTTCTAATTCGTGAGTAGTAAGTCTCTTTGGAGATTTATTAAAAGAAGTTCTTGATTTGCTAGAAGTCCTTTTCGCCCCAGAACCACGAACGCCCCACTTCATTCCTTTAACACCATGATGCTCAATAAAAGTTTTTACATCACCTTGTTGTGTAACTGGTCCTCGAACATTCTTTACGAGAGTAATTCTACCAAATTTATCGTATTCTACTTCCATAACTAAAGTAGGAACTGGTTCTACAGCATGAGTTGCGTCTACAGGAGTAACTGTGACTTTCCATTGATCTGGAGTAGACGTATCAAGCTTTGCTGTGAGTTTTCCAGACGGGCTTGTTCCGTGAACTTCTTTAACTGCTTGCGCAGTAAAATCCTCATTCATCTTTTCGTATGCTTTAAAATATCTTTTATGTTCGGCGTCGCCCCAATTAGTAGACAAATTTGGATACTTAGCATTGAGTCTTGCTAAACCACCGTTGTTCATCTTATCAGCAACATTATTGTGAATATCAACAGCGCCTTTAATACTATAAATATTCTTTTGCCATTTCATATCAGCCTTGGCGGATCTTTTCTCTGCTTTTCGCTGACCCCACTTCATTCCTTTAGTACCATGATGTTCAAGTAAATTTTCAATATCCGAATGCTGAAGTAAGGAAGGAGGAGGAGTTTCGTTCATTTGATGATAATAATGAATCAAAGTTTTAGCAGCCTTACCCTTTTCGTCAGCAGAAGCATTTATAGGAGTTCTTGCTCCTGCTAAGGCGGCTGCTGCAGCATGTACTCCATTACGATTAACTGCGCCATTAGGAGTTTTTACTGGAAGCTTGCATTGATCCTTAGAGGTTGGAGGACCATCATGTTGATGAATTAAGCAAGCAGCATGCCATTGCTCAAGAGTATAATCGGCTTTTGTATAATCACTCCATGGCTTTTCACTTAAATGCTCAATAAAATCTACAACGTGCTGTGCCAACTGTGCCATGGAAACACCTCCTCAGGCGGGACAAATGGTGGAAGCTCAACTTCTCTGAAAGTATTAAGCCTCCACTCATACTCTTTAATCTGATTGTTCGCAGACTCAAGAAGAAATGAAGTACCAGGAGGATCGAATAGAACTCGAACCTTTAGAAAAACATAAGTCTTTACCAAATGAAGTTGGTTTTCTGGAACATCAAAATCGCCCCATACACTAGAATTATCTTCAATAGAAAAACCATCTACCGGACCAACGCCTAATTGATTGAGG